TCTAAGAACTAAGAATGGCATTTAAATTAAAAACAGGTAAAACAGTAAACAAGATTCTAGCAGGTGCTGGAATCGCAGCTTTAGGAACCGTCATACTTGGTGCAATATCACCAGGAATGGCTAGTGGTACAGTTGGTAAAATAATTCCAGCAGCAGCAGCCTTTGGTATTGGTGGTATAGAATCAGCGATAGGTGCAGTAGCCACTTCAGTTGTTCAAGGTTCAGATAAATCATTTACAGGTGCAAATTCTATGGGTAACTTACAAGAGGATAGTCTATAATGGCTGTACCACTTATGCGAAGTTATACGACACCTGGCTTAGCACTTAACGTGTTTGGTCCATCTACAGACGATATCACAGGTCTTACTATACAGCAGTTGAACAGAAGTAACAATATTTTAGATTGCGTAAACAATCCAGACCCACCAGGAGCAGCAGCATATCAAACAAACGTTCTAGTAAACGGTATTCAATCAGGAGTATCTAACTTTTCAGTAGCCAGTTCAGCAGCCTCAGCAGGTAGGGTCGTATTTGGTCCAATTCCTGTAGCCGTGTCCGGTCAGGCTGGTGGAAAACAGTTGAGCTTTTCATCAGGACAAGTTGCCACAGGTGGTGGTATCGCTGCATATTCTTTCCTTTTGAAATACGCTAATCTTTTCTAAGGTGGCTAAATGCCTCAAATTATTTTAGGTTACCGAGTTACGGTAAAACCAAATGATACAACTGCAGAATCAACTTTTGTTGCTGATGTTGTAGCAGCAGGTGCAGGTGCAACTACAATTCATTACCCAACATTATATCGAAGTATTGCCATCTCAGTTGCAATTAAAAATCAGGATGCAACTAACCCATGTACATTTTCAATAAATGGTCAACCAGCTATTACATTATCATCAGGTGCAGACCAAAACATAAACGGACAAAATGTAGTAAGTGTGCAAGTGACACCTGGTGCAGCAGGAACCGTAGACCTACTGGCACAAGTAACACCAATGTATCTTTCAACAGAGCAGGCCAGATTTAATCTCTCAGGTGGTTAAACATGGGATTTTCTGGAGGAGGGTCTAACATTTTAAAAAATCATAAGCATGATGCAACTGTTGTCCAAGATGGTGGTAGCTTAGATGCCGACAATGTAACTTCAGCAGATTTAACAGCAGGTGACGTAATTTATTCAGATGGAGTTCATTTACAGCGTTTAGCAATAGGAACACCAGCCCAACAAATACAAGTGAACGCAGGTGCAACAGCACCCGAATATTTTACACCAGCAGCAGGAGGTTCTAATTATGAATTTCTCGGCTCTGCCACTGCTGTATCTACTAGTCCAATAACCGTATCATTTACTGCTGTAACAAATCCAGATTATGTGGTGGCTGTTTTTGCTGGAGCTTCAGCAGCAGGTCAAGAGGTGGGTTTTCAAGTAAACGGTATTACAACAAGTACATACAACAATCAAGGCTGTAATTTTAAAGCTGGCGCACAATCTTTAAGAAATGTTTCTGGAAATGATAAATTTTATGGAATTGATTCAAACATTTCAGGAAATGGTGTAGCATATGCTAAATTTTTTACTAATCCAATTAATCAAGAAATTTTTATGTCTACTGAAAGTTATACCGATAATGGAGCAGGAGGTGGTTATTCTACAATGGGAGGTTATGAAACTACAGGTTCACAAACTAGTATCAGTTCAGTGACATGTTTAGGTAATCCTTTTGACGGGACCTTATCCTGCTGGGCTGTTAGAAATTAATGATAAAAAAAATAAAGAAATTTTTTAGATTTCTTTTTTCAATTTTTTATAATAAAAAATAATTATTTGTTATCTTCTTGTGTTAGCAATAATTCTATATGACTCACTCGTTCATCTAATACTTCAATCAAAACCTGTTGTGACCTACACAGTTCTTCCAGGTTCTTTATCCACTGGAATAATTGTTTCAAATCACTTTCGATTATTTCCATTTTCATTTTAAAACCAACCTTTAGCAGGATGAATTTTTGAACCACGTAACTTAGAACAATCTAAACAAATATCATTAAGACAGTTTTTAGCTAAATAGATTTTACATACTCTACATTTTTCTCTTGGAATGATTTCAGTTGTCAAGATTCTAAAACCTTCACGTATCTTTTTAATTTTGCAAGTAATACTTCTTTTTGTTTTTTGTTCAAGATTCTAAACCTTCTCCAATTCCTATTTCTTTAATACAATACATGATAGTTTCATTAGCGTTTTTCTTGCCTAGTTTGTTACGAACCTGGTCTAGTAAGGCCCAATAACTAATCGGAATGGAAATAGTTTTGGCGACCTTTGTCTCTTTTTGTGCAGCCTTTAACCTGCGTTCTTTCTCTACTTTGGTTACGACATTAGGGTCTAGATATGACATGATAATGCTAAGTCGTACTACTATAAAATAATATATATTAACTTTTTTTGACTTGTATATACTTACAGACCCCAATTAATTCCCCCTGTCACAATGCCATATCCCCTAGGAACGTACCTACAGTGAGACCTTAATGACAAGTTCAAATAATCATTAGGTTAGTTAATGGTTTGTGTTAGCTTTTCTTGACATTAGTTAGGGTTGAAGCTAGGGTAAGCAGGGTTAAAAGTAAGTATTATCTTTATAATTATGGCATGGAAGTTTTATCAGCAGCACTTATCTTGGTGGCTTGTGTATCTGCAGGTGTTTCCTGTATGTTTATCGCTAGGAATCGTGGCTCAATTAACAAACATTCTCGCCAAAGGATTAAGGATTATGAGGCTGACATTAAATATTTAGGGGAAATAAAAAAGGCTGATGCTGCAGACTATAGACAAGAGATTTTACGACTTAAAGGTAGTATTAACAAAATGAAACAAGGGACCACAGTGACAGATACAGACATGAAAAACTCAGGTCTAGGTGAAGTTATCATGCAGTTAATACCAAAGAAGTATCAAACGGCTGCATCCTTCTTGGTCCCACAAGTTGAAGAAGCAGTTAAAAAAGACCCTGCTATAGTTGAACGAATTTATGAGAAAATCAAATCTGCCAATACCAGTAATAAACAGACCCAACCTGGAACTGAAACTGAAGCAATATCTTCCCTGTGATTTATGTGCTGATACTGTAACAGGCATACCTCATGGTATTGTAGGGACCGTAGATGCACAAACCAATTCTAACAAGATTGACCCCATTTACAATACAACTATCGACTGTCCAAAATGTAAAGGCGAGAAATACAACTGGGTTTAAAATGACCAATTACTAGATGATTTACCTTTATATCTTCTAGTTATGCATTTAGTAATACATCTTGACCGTTTAGTTCGTTTTTTTAATCCTTTATACGCTCTACGAGCAGTTTTTCTAACTTGACCCTTTCTACTAGATTTACCCTCTCTAAGTCGTTTCATTTTACGACCCCAAGCCTTTGCTTCCTTACTTCCTTTCTTCAATTAGCAGCACCAAAGCCACCACCTGACGCTCTCTGTGAACCTAAACTAGATATGTTTGCACCACCACCTGGTGAAGTTGATGGAGTGCCACTAGGGGTAGATGAATCACTTACACTAGATGCAGTGATAGTGGCTGAGACTGGATAATTTTTATTTCTGTTAAAGCCATCGTGGCGCACTTCTACTTGACTTTGATTAACTGGCCCTACACCTGCTGCAGTTCCTGCATCGGATGTAAAAACTAAATCTCTTAATGTGAAAAGGGGGTCGAACAGTTTGGCAGAGCCACCACCAATAGACCGTAACGAATCCCCTATTCCAGCACCAATCGAGGCAATTCCTGCACCTGTTTCCTGCAATGCGCCACCTGTGGCTGCTGCAGAACCAGGTCTAATTAAAGCATTGAGAACGAACGCACCAGCAAGACCAAGAGCTAAATAGCTTCCAATCTTACCGATAACCATGTCTCTATAAAATAAGAATACTTATTAAGTCATTCTCTATTCTAAGAACTAAGAATGGCATTTAAATTAAAAACAGGTAAAACAGTAAACAAGATTCTAGCAGGTGCTGGAATCGCAGCTTTAGGAACCGTCATACTTGGTGCAATATCACCAGGAATGGCTAGTGGTACAGTTGGTAAAATAA